GGATATCTTGTACATAAGTTCCAGATCCAGCGTCCTGAATACGGCGTAAACGGTAATAAACGAATGTGTACTGGTTGCCGGGCGCGTTAGGCGTAGGCCATACGTTAATGCATGGCAGATTTTGTACGGTAATCGTATCTCCAGCAGTATGATCTGCAGCAGTCGTGTTATTTTGACCACGGGCGCAGTTGATTAACTGGTTCCCGTTGACGTTTGGATAGCTAATTGTCTCGTTACCAATCTTAATAAATCCAGCAGAAGCCAATCCTGCGGTAGAGGTGAGATCAATAGTAGTCGCAGTAGAGCTTATGTTAGCCGCTAAAACGGCGTCTGAGAGGTTTTCTTGACCTGACTGACGGTTGATATACACCTGAATCGGACGGCCCTGTGCGAGCTTATTTGGCAGGCTCATGTAGGTTGGCTCTGCAATACGGCTGATATTGATGTCTTGCTGGTTGGATGTACCGTTATTTTGACGGATTACCATGTCCATGAGGTCAATAGTGTCCACAGGAAGGGGATACATAGCCTGTCCTGTAGTCATCGGGATAACACCCTGTTCTACAGTCCATAGGTTAATACCCCTATTTGCCCACTCAATGGTCAATAAGTTCAGGGATCTGCGGGCTGTACGGAAGTCGTAGCCAGTACGCAGCTCTTTACCACAGCGCTCGAATGCTTCTTCGATTAGATCGTTTACGTCTAAATTAAACGATGTGGTACCTGTTGTACTCATTTTTTCAAGCCTTTGAGGGTCTGTGCCAGTCTTGCTCTTTGACCAATTTTACCAGTTTTCTTAGCTGCAGACGCTAGTTTTTTAGCTGGAATTTTCTCTCCAGCCTTAACGCCTAGCTCTTTACGCAAAGCACCGGGCTTCTTGATTGCGCTTTGAATCCAGTTTTTAGTTGCCATTATTTCTTCCTTGCAGCTCTCATGTTATCCACGAGGTTTGGATAGGGACGACCAGCAGCTTTAGCCATCGCTTTAGCAGAGGCTTTCTTTGCTGGGGATAATTTCTTAGGTTTACCCAAATCTTTTGGACGCGCCTTATCCCAGACTTCTCCACCCTTAGCAAATTGAGTAAAGTCCGTGTTATCCCTGCGGGGTTTCTTTACGCCTTTAGGCATTTTAGAAGGGGCGATATCACCCATACCACGAGATGGTCTCATTAGCAGATCTTTCCGCGAGTCTTACCACGCTTGGCAATTCCATCAGCAGCCTTAACATATCCGCCTTTTTTCATGCCAGTAACAGCGCCCATGGTATCTACCGCTGGAATGTTCTGCTCGGTTGTGCCAAACAGTTCATATTCCTTTTGCTTTTCAGCACGGATACCACGCTCTTTGTTAGCCTTCATGTAGGCTTCGCGTTTGACCTTCTCTTTGCCAGTCTCTTCGTATGGCATGATTAGCACATCCCGCCAGATTTCATCTTGATCATTGTGCCTTTAGATTTGCCTTTAACAGCGCATCCGTCAGCCTTAGATAATTGACCAACTTTGCCACCGGAAGCCATTTTGTGCATACGCTTTTCGTGTGCCTTAACTTCTTCCTTAGCCACTTTCTTCATCATTGGCATATCTTCTTTGATATCTTCGTGTTTCATAGTTCCACCTTTGCTAAATTTTTTGCCTTTATCGGCTTCCATAAAATGCTTACCTACTTCGGTTTTTATACCAACTTTCTTAGCAAACTTTGGAGAGTGTGCTATTGCTGCCATAAAATCGTGTTGTTTCTTAGATACGCTAGGCATTATTGATTCCTCGCTAGTTCATCAATTTTACTCTCTAACCTAAGAATCCCAGCGTCAAAGCGCTCCATTATTTTTTCCATGTCACGATGCACTTCAGCACGGGTAATATGCTCACGAGCAATCTCTTCACGGGTTCTGTTTAACAGAATACCAAGACGATCCAATTCTTCAAATTTGGCTTTAAGCATAAACCCCATAACCGCAACTATTCCACTTAAAGCTACGTTCCATAGCATCATTTCCATTTAACATTTCCATCTGGCTAGAGAAGCCGCTTTACGTGTTGGGCGGCCCTTTTCGTCTTTCATGGGTCCCGGCATACCAGACATACGGGCGCAGAAAGATTTCTTTCTAGCTCCGCCTTTTGGTTGTGGGGCTTTTAAATTACTACCTGTTGCTGCATTGTACTTAGCGCGACCTTTGGCTGTTAAGCCAGCACCCTTAGATACTGGTAATTTCTCACCACGACCGACTGCAAGAGAGGGAGCTTTTTTCTTGGTTGCCATTATGCGTCCACGCTATTATTTCTAATTAAATAACCTTCTTGTGCTACGGTTACAGATCCGGTTCCAGTACCAACTTTAGCTTGTAACTGAATGTCAGTCTTCTCTAAAAAAGGTCTTGGCATAATTCTACGGGCTTCATAAACAGAAGGGAAAGCAGCTTGTTGTGTTACCTGAACTACACCAGAAGAGCTGATTGTTTTGTTTTGGTAAGTGCAAAAATCATTACCATTTAAAGAAGTATAGACATTTACCCGCTGAAGATAAAAAGTATAACCAGCAGGAACAGTATAAATACCGGCCTGTGTTCTTCCGACACCAGCATTAATTCTTGCATATGTAGTGGTATCAGTTAAATCTTTTAGAGTAACCGCACCAGCAGGGTTTGTTGCGCTACCTACCGCTACAAGCATATTATTAATTCTGAAATATGATTTTGTTGTGGTAACAGCATTTGTGCCGTTTAACGCAAGGTTTTCAGAAATAGCGTTGTAATTTGCATCCAAGCCGCTAATCGTAATTGTTGCGGTGTCACCATTGCTACCGGATAAATGCATCTGTGTTGCAGCTACTGGATATGTATAAGCACTGGCTACTTCCCATACTGGGATGAATGTTGTAGCTACGTTTGCTTGATACCCATAAATATTGACGGTGCTATGACCAGTAATCTGACCACGAGCCACTTGCAAATCAAATGGCTCAATAGTACCCATCCGGGTTATTGAGGATACGATACCTTGAGCCATAGATTATCCGTAGAAAACTACTGCGGTTGCACCCGTGCAGTTAGCAGTTACATTGCCTTCGCAACGAATGCCTTCTCCGGGAATGATAACGTTGATTGAACCTACAGCTGCTGGAGCTGTAAACACAAATACGTTTGCTGTGTTATTGGCAACTGCAACCACGCCACCAGAGGCGTAGCTAATAGTTAAACCTTTAACACGAGCTGGTCCGTTAAATACTATAGTCGTTGCCGCGTTTGCACACGCCGTTGACTTAACATCAGTTTGCATCATAATTAATCTCCTTAGATTCTAAATGGGGGACGAATCCCCCGAAGATTAATTAAACGTTTTGTTGGCCGTTATCAGCTACGTAGTAACGAATAGAACCTGTAACAGGACCACCAACTGCGCCAGCAGTACCGATAGCAGAAGTTACAACGATTAGGTTAGTTGCGTTTGCAACGTTACCCAATTGAGTACCTTGACCTGTGCTACCTAAAGTAATCGCTTGACGAGTTGTTACGTTAGCGTTGTTAACAAATGCGTTAGGAACGTTTGTGCCTAATGTAGTTGTTTGACCGGGGCCTACAGAAATCAATGGTGTGAAACCTACGTTGCAAGTAGAGTTAGCACCAGTAGATGGGTTAGTAATGTTTACTGCCAATACTACTGCGCCAGCTGGCAGAATAACTGCAGCGTTGTTAGAAGATGAAACTACTACGTTTGCAGATGCAGATGTGTTTGCTACATAGAACTGGGCAACCATGTCCATCGAACCAGCGTAAGCTGTACGAGTCTGATCACCACCTGTTGAGCGCCATACGGCTGAGGTTGTTGCTAATGCCATGATAAATTGTCCTTCATACAAAGATCAAGCCTATCAATGGTGTATGCCTCTGCCGGGACAGTTTGATAAGCCGGTTTTCCCGGTTTCTTGAATATTACTACATTTAAAAATAAGTGCAAGCTTTATAAAGAAAAACCCCACCGGGTAGGGTGGGGTCTTCTTTTTGCTAGTTAGCTTTGATTAAGCACCAGCAGAACCGAACATTCCGAGTGGATCGGACCAGCCGAAGCTGTAACGCTCGCGAGACTTGTAACGTACGTTACCGGTGTCGAAATCGCCGTCCATGCTGTTTTGCAGCGGAGTACGTACGAAATGCTTCATACCGTTAGGTACATCAGTAGTCAAGAACCAAGCATTGGTGTCTGTTAGGAAGTGGTTAATTGTGTAACCTTCTGCCACAGAACCGTTGTTCTTGATTGCGTTGATGTCGTTGTCGTTTGTACCAACGCGCAATTCAGTTTCGAGCAAGCGTGTTGCAACGAACTGGAGTGCTGGAGGAACAACCAACTTCTTAGGACGGGAAGCGATCAACAGGCCACGCTCGTCAGTCCACAAGCTGATCTGAATAACGGCGGCTTCTAAAGAAGTCTCGTTTAAGTCAGCAGCAGTAGCTGGGATGTTGCTGTTGGTGCCACCAGAAACCAAAGGATGTGCATTAGAGAACAATGGTTGACCGTCGCCACCTGTGTAACCAGATGAGAAGCCGTTGTTCAATACTGCAGCTGCTTTAACCTGCTTGGTGTAAGCCATAGCGCGAGCCAAAGCCTTGGTGTAGCGAGCTGATAAAGAATCGTAGAGGTTGTCTTCGATTGCTTCTTCAGTCAAGCTGAAACCAAGAGCGATAGTCTGATGGTTGTAGCGAGCTGTCCATGCTTCTTGCGCATTGTCATAAGCGATGGCAGAGCCTTCGTTTTTAACAGGTGCAGCGCTGAAACCGGACAATTTGGTTTCTTCTTCGAATGAACGCTCAGAGGTCTCTGTTTCATAGATCTCTTTGTGTTCTTGGCCGTATGTTGCATATTCAAGTCCGAACAATGCATTTAAGCCGGGTAATAGCTCTTTGAGGAGCTGTGCGCGTGAAATAGCCATTTAATAGCTCCTTATTAAGCGAAATCGTTGCCGGCAGCCAGCAAGATTTGTGGGTTGTTGAACTTCACGATAACTTCTGTGAAGGCATTGTTACCAGTTGCTGTTTCTGGAACTACTGCAACAATACGCACTGGCAATGCAGCAGCATTACCGGCACCAGCTGCTGGAGCGGCCAAAGAAACACCAGAGTCGCCAGTGATGGTAGAACCTGTACCTTGGATCAAGGCAGCGTTTGTACCAACAGCAGCAAGGGTTGTGCTGGAAATTGTAGAGTTACCAGAATAAGTAACAGCTACTTTGTACTCAGCAACAGGGTCAACTACTACATAAGCAATCGCGTTTGTTGCAGCAGCATTACCTGGGTAGTACTGAGCTTGAACGGTCTGGCCTTGAGTGTTGGTGTACTGAACGCCCATAAACACACCATAAGTTGCGTTATTTGCTTTATCAGTTGTTGAATCGTTAGTTACTGCAGACTTCTTAATATAGCCACCTGAGACTAGAACCACGTCACCGTTGTAAATGGCGGTATTGTATGTGCTTGCGATAGGCAACTGTTGAGTTGCGCCAGCGTAAGGCATACCGTCAAAACGGTTAATTGGATCTAGACCATAGGGAGCTGAAACGGTTGGATAAGCCATTTAAATCTCCTAGATTAGATTAATTACTGGTGCCTCGGCTACTCGACGATTTGCCTTCTTTAAAGATAGGCATACGCGGATCGCTTTGGCGCATGAGATTATTGTCCACAGCATCCGTCTGAGCTTCAGTTTGCTTGGCGTAATAAGCATTACGTTGGGCAACAAACTCTTCTGGAGTCTTGCAAAGCAATAAACCGCCGATTTCAATGTTGTCTTTGTATCGACTACTTGGATCGACTAACAGTTGGAATTTAGGCTGTTCCTCAATGCGAACCGGCTCCCATCCTTCTCTCAATTTAGACGAGAGATTACGTGGATCAGGACTGTTCAACGTTGCGACACGAATCCAGCGATAAGCAAACCCAGCCTGTTTATCAGGTTCAGGGAGCAGTTCAGGGTTGGCCCACTGTTGAGGGCGTTCACTTACTGCACGGGTTTCAAGCTCACGAGTCTTTTTTACTTCAGCCATTTTGGGCCTCCAATTTAGTTAGTTCACGGGCATACTGCTCTGGGGTTAAGCCTAGCTTTTTCGCAAGCAGGACTTGGGTCTTACTCATACGAATCTTCTTCGGAGACGTACTTCTTGTTGCCGGAGCGACGACCGTACTAGCTTTAGGTTTCTGAACCTTCACGGGTTCTTCTACCTCTACTTCTTCTTCCTCGAAACTTTCGGGGAATCTTTTGCGCATTGTTGTATCAATCCGCTTGTAGTACTCGTCTGATCCAGCCGGGACCCCACTTCGTACCAATTTCTCGTGCAAGCCTAACGCTAAACTCGTCATTTCTTCATCTTGGCCGAACCATGAGTTCTCTTTCTGCCAAGCTAAAGCCTTCGGATCAGGCGTATTTACTTGCTTATTTGTGATTTGTACTTCATTTTCTGGTTCCTGTAAAGTATTTTGCTTTTGAAACTGATAAGTTTCTGCTTTATCTACCTTAATCTTCGCATTTGTCATGCGTTCTTGGGCTTCTAGCAGTCTATCAGCGTCACCAGACTCATACGCAGCCTTAAATTCAATCTTAGCAGCGTCTAATTCCTGAAGTGCAGACTGTTTTACGGTGTCAACATAGGCTGTTTCCCCAGTTTCTAGACGAGCTTTGAGCTTTTTGTTCTCTTCCATCATCTTTTTAGCTAGGTTTATAGCCTCTTGTTGCTCCCGCAACGCAGCTTCCTTCTCCCGACGCTCCTGATGGTAGACTTTTTTAGCCTCTTTCAGTGCAGCTTGGGTGTCATTGTTGAATTTCTCTAGATCTTCTTCCTCTAGGGCTTCAACAACTTCAGGATCTACGGCCTTACGGTTGCGATCTAGCGGTGGAACGTCGTTTTCAATCTCAATTTCCAAGTCATCGGACTCTTCCATCTCAATATCTAACTTCTCTTCCGCTTTTACTTCATCAGGAAATTCAAATTCCTTCAATTCTTGTGGCATATAGCCTCCTTAAGCACGTTTAATACCGCGTGGGTCTTCTACTACAGACTCTACGGAATCATCGTTGATCAATCTGAACTCACGACCATGAATTAACAGGCGTGTTCCAGCGTTTGGTCGAACAATTACAAAATCCCCCTTCTTACACCAAGGACCGTTTGGGAACCTAGTGGTATCTTGGTAGCAGTCTGGGCCAAGATCTACAACAAAAAGGACTGTTGCCAGCTTTTCTTCGTAGTTAATGGTTGCGTCTGCCTTGATAAGGCCACTTTCGTAGGTTTCCTCAACGTCTGGGATAGCACAAAGAATGCGGTATCCAGATGGTTTCGGGAGCTGACGTGCTTTTTCTTCCGCTTCTTTATTGAGCAGTGCGGATAAGTCAACTGCTTGATTCAAGTTTACTGCCGTTTGTAAATCACTCATCGGAGTCCTCTACATTTTTTGCAAGGTCTTTAATATAGAGACGTGCGGTCAATAGACCTTGAACTTCACCACACATCCTTTGGTACTCAGAGTAGTCTTTCGCGACACCCGTACCTAATGCTTCTTGTAACCGTGCTACCTTCTCATCTATTTGACTCGTTAGATGAGCTAGTGCTTTGTCTAGCATCATTCACCTTTCTTGGATTTCTCCTGTTTCGTCATTTGCTCCGTATGCTTGGCTACATCGACGCCAAGTTTTGAGCCTTCTAAGCGCTCTTTAGAAGCCAGTTTTGCGCCTTCAATTTCTCGTTGAACTTGCAATTCGGTGCTATCTTTCTGAGCTTTTGCGGCCATCTGCATATTGGCAATACGCTCTTGAGAGGCAATTCGTTCCTGCTCAATTGCTAACTGCTGTGCTTTGGCTGCGGTATCAGCCTGAAGTTGTGCTTGTTTAATCTGCACTTCTTGAGACTTAATTTGCAACTCAGCTTGCTGGATCTGAACTAACGGATCTTGAGCAGCCTGCTGCGCTTGTTGAGCGGCAATTGCGGTCTTGTCTTGCTGCAACAACTTCTGTGCTGCGGGCGCGGCAAGGCGAGCAATCTGCAACTCTACTTCTTCTGGAATATCGTATTCATCATCTTCAGAGTATGGAATTGGAACGCCAATCATCTCTTCCATCTGTCTACGGTATTCAAAACCTAAATGCTCCTGAACGTGCGCCATTAAAGCGCCCATGATCATTTGGGCTTGTGGGTTCTGTCCAATCAATTGCATGATCTTCGGATCTTGCATCATCGCCATATGGACGGTAATGTGGGCTTCGTGATCCTGATAGATAAATGCTTTCAAAGGATCGCCTTTGAGTACATTCATGTTTTCGGTAATTGGATCTTTTGGCTTCTGATCATCTGGCAATGGGACTAATTTCTTAGCGTCCTTGATACCTAGAACATCCAACATCTGACGATGCAGGAGCGGTAGGTTATATAACTGGGGCGCGGATTGTGCCAACTGAAGAGCAGCTTGATACTGCATAATCTTCTGGCTCATTGTTGCCGCATTAGGATCGCTTACTGGAATGACATCGACATCGTCATAATCAGACTTCTTAGCAAAACGGGTACCTTCAGATGGCTGATAGCTATAGTCATCTGGGGTGTAGTCTGCAATGATGCGCTTGAGTAAACGGAACTCTTGCTTCATTGAATAATGAATACGGGCTTGTACCGCAGTCATTACTTTGAGCGTTCTTTCTAAAATTGCTAGGGTTGTCCCTACTGGGGTATTCCCTGACATGTCTGCCACTTTAAGGTCGGCAGCAGAAGCAAAGCGACGGCCTTCGTCAACGATCTTGTCTAACAAACCAGCCAATACCAAAGATGGCTCTTTGTATGGCAGAGGCATGATGTTGTCTTTCATCGTGCCACTTGGTACGTCTACGTCACGGAACTCGCCCGGAGCTATCGGTGTGTCGTCGCCTTTGACACGCAATCCACGGGTCTTAAAGCCGCCCGGCAAGTTTGAGAGTGATCCTGCGTCAACAAGCTGGCGGAGAATGGAAGTACCAGATTTAGCAAAAGCGCCGATAAGATGGATAAGACCAAAACAATAGAAACCAAAACCGGGAATATACCCGTAGTGAACAAAGTGTTGGCGTTTCTTATGAGTTTCATCATCAGGGTTCCAATTCCTTCTAATAGCTAATACTGTGTTAGACCCTTTTTCGATTGTGACCACATAAGGAAGGGCGATACCAGTAGGCTCACCTTCTTCGTTTTCGTGTTCAAAGCCTTCGAGGTCTAACTCAACGTGCATCTCCAAGACCTTATAGCGGTCATCAGAGGTAGCGCGGAAACCGAGCTTCTCGGCAATCTTCTTTTCTACTTCATCTAATACGTTATCTGGGGTACCAAGATCGACATCTCGGTAGAAACCCGCAGCCTGTAAGCGCTTGAGATCATTCTCAGTCTTACGCATGACATGGGTAATACGCTCTGCAGACTCAAGACTAGAGGCGCCATAAGGCACCACGATGTCTTCGGCTGGAACGTACATTGCTACTTGGCGATCTAAGGATGGGTCAAAGTAGACTTTCTTAAAGGCGTTACCAGCGATACCCAAGCCCCATAATAGGCGCTCATGCTCTGGACGGTATTCCTGCATGACGTCCGTTAATTGGAAATTCATGTCTGCTTGAACACGGTCAGCAGCATCTTTCTTTTCTGGAGTTTCTTTTCCGATGATCTGGGTTTTAACAGGTCCGGCGGCAGGGAAAGTTTCCATAATGGTTTCAGACTGGAACTTCACTACTGCTTCAGATAGGAGTGGGTGATAGACTCCGCAAGCGCCTTCCCAAGGTTCTGTGCGGTCTTCAATCTTCATGCCTAAGAGTTCTAGGCCGTCTACATAAGTTTGGATCCAGTCTTTACGGGAAGCAACGTCATTATCAAAGTCGCCAATCAAATCACCGGCAATCGTTGCCAGCGTTTGTTCGCTCATGTATTCAGCAAGGTTAGCGCCAAAGGTATCGGCAGTCTCTTCTTCTGGCTCAATACTCACTTCCAAGCCATCAATCCCAATCGTTACTTCTTCGGGATTTTCAATCTCAATCTCGATGGGAGTCTCTTCTGCTGCTAGAGCTTCAATCCCTTCGGGGGCTTGGTACAGTGATTTTTCAATTGCCATAATTAATTCATTCCTGAAATTGTTGTTGGACCAAAGTCTGCGGTCGTTGATGTGCCAGAACTATATGGCACTGTTGCTGGAGTTGTTACACCATATGTTCGGTTATCGCAATAAGTTTGATACCAAAATGGATTTGGGTTTGTGTAGTACGGAACTATGTAAGGATTAACAGGTTTTGCTCTGCTCATTCCTTCAATGACGCCATTTAATCGAGCTACCTCTAGCTCAAGCTCTTTTATTTTTTCGTCTTTTGTCATAGTGGTTCCTAGTAATACGCAGCTTTGCGTCTATAAATTGGTTCGTCTTCTTCATCTGAAGGCAGTGAAACAAATCCGCCTTTTCTAAAACGAATCAGGGCTTGAGTGGAGGAGTCCACTAAGTCGTCGTGATCCGAATTCGGAAAGGATGCCATTTGTTCAATCACTTCATCAGCCCATCTTGTACCCGGCGCCCAAACCTTGCCAGATGCAAATAAATCGGTTACGGAATTTAGTCGAGCTATCTTATCATTGCCACGCGTAGGTGTAAACTCTGATACGGGTATACCCATCCTGCGTAGTTCAAAGATCAATGGACTTCCCGCCGCTTTCGCTTCCACGATAAAGGCGTCTGGTTCCCATTCCTTATACATTCTGAAAGCTTGCTCTTTTAATTCAGGGAATTCAAGTCGTTCTTTGTATGCATCTAAGAGAATGATATGTGGATCCCGTTGATCTTCGTCCTTGTAAAAGACACCCCAAGTCGTACAGGCTGAGTAGTCTGAACGCTCATTTTTGGTAAAGGCGGTATCCCAAGACTGGATAATAAATTCACAGGGTGGGGCGCGGTCGCCTTCCCACTTCTGCCACCAGTCTCTTTTAACTAAAGCGCCCTCTTCCGAGGTAGGACTTTGCTGATACTGGGCATTCCACTTGCCTACAGGAAGTTCTTCCTTGAGAGCGAGTAGTTCAGGCAGCGGCCAGAATGCAGGCCACAAGGGTTTATCTGAGGGGAGGATTGCAGGAAAGTTAATCACTTCCCATTCATCGCCGTCGCGCTCGATAGAAGATTTTAAGATCCTGCCAGTCAGATCCCTCAGACTCCAACGGGTCATAACAACCACAATCGCGCCGCCCGGCTGTAAACGCTGACGAGGACCTGATGAATACCATTCGTAGACCTTGTCGTAAACCTCGGGATTTGAAGACGCAATCGCAGCTTCTTGTTCAGAGTGTGGGTCGTCAATAATGAGTAGATCCGCACCTTTACCAGTAACCGTACCGCCCACACCGATAGCGAAGTAAGTACCCCCTTTATTGGTATCCCAACGGCCTGCTGCCTTGGAGTCAGCTTTGAGTCCGACTTCTGGAAAGACCTTATGGTAGGCGTCTGATCCGACTAAGTTCCTGACTTTTCGTCCAAATCCAACGGCCAGTTCAGCAGTGTTAGAACATTGAATAATCTTCTTGTCAGGAAACTTTCCTAAAAACCATGCAGGAAGCATATAGCTAGCGAACTCAGACTTGGTGTGTCGTGGTGGCATATTGATAATTAGGCGTTTGCACTTGCCTTCGGCGATCTCTTGGAACTTCTTTGCCATCACTTTATGGTGGGCGCCATTAATAAAGCCCGGCCACATCGCGTGGACAAAATCCATGAAGTTGTCTTGGGCTTTCTCTCTTCCCAGTGACTCCATATAATCGGCTGCCATCTTCAAAAAGACCGCTTGCTGGTCCTCTGGCATCCCGGCGATGATTTTCTCGATATCCACTATAGTTCCAGTTTATGTACACGTATATACGAGGGCCGTATACTTCTAGCGTGGTTGGGTAACATCTTGCAGTGTCCCAGTTCTACGAGTTTCTTCATAGTCCTGTGTACATTCCCGCGCCCTTTATCGCCCGTTAATCTCATAATGTCATCAATACTAGGGGCAAACCCGTAGGTCTTCCAATAGGTATCTATGATCATATAGATATGAGCTTGCTTCTCAGTCACTGTAAATCGCCCTTAATAATCCCAAGCTCTACAATCATATACGTCTTATCCGTAGTTTCGCTGCGTAGTTTGTCGCATACATGATATGCAGGATTGTAGTGGTCGTAGCATTGCGGAAGCATCCCAGACTCGCTGCCATCTGTATAAGCCCAAGTAATTACCCAAACACTATTCATTTTCCACACTCCTTATCAGCGCCATCTACATCTTCTTTTGTCCAATACTTCCTGTCTTCTATGTCTACAGGAACATCTTCCCAGCGAAACTCATAGGTTTGATGCCACCTACCATCATCGCTAGATTGAACATGTTCGCCCCAAGCCTGTTGCAGTACTTTTGTACCATCAGGCATAGTCTTCCATCTAATAGGAATTAAAGGTTGCCAGACTGGTTTCATAAAAATATATACCCCCCTACCCCTTTGTTCTAAAACCAGAAGGGGGTGCTTCCCCTATACCTGATTCTTCCCATTTGGCATCATTTTTTACACCCCCACCCCCCTCTTCGTAAACAAAATCAACTGGCAACGTTGCCACTTGTTCTGGAACCTCTTGATTCTGCTGAGGATTTTCTGTGGGATTCGTGGAAATTGGTGATTGTGTGTCT